GACTGACTGCCGCCCGTCGGTATAACTCCGACCGCGACGCGGCCATCATGGACGCACAGGAGAAAGCGGATTCAATTCTGCGCGAAATCGAGAAAACCGAAACGACGGCAAACTCGAAACGGGACACCCTCGAAGCCTGCGTAAAGAAGCAGGCGAATATCAAATCGGCGCTCGATACTATGCGTGCGAAATACGAGGCCGAGAAAAAGGCGGCATTTGAATATGTCGACACGACCACCTGCTACGCCTGCGGCCAGCCGTTACCCACCGAAACCATCGAAGAAGCCCGCCGCGCGGCCCGCGAGAGCTTCGAAAAGCACCAGCGCGAAATACTCGACAAGTTGATCGCCGACGCCAATCTCGAAAAGGACACTTACAGCAAGTTAACAAAGCTGGTTTCGACCACCGAACAGGAAATCGCAATGCTCGATCAACGCCTATCGCAACTGCGTGCGGAACATCACGCTGCGACGCTGGCTATCACAACCGCGAAAGACGTTCCCGCAATCGACCTCGAAACGGAGGAAGAACAGGCGAAATTATCCCCCGCCTACCGGAAACTCACCGAGGAACTGACCCGCGAGCAAGCCGCCCTCGAAACCTCGGCAACCACGAAAATCACGGCCGCTACGCTCACGGCACGCCGCCGGGATATATCCGCACAGATCGACACGGTGCGTCAGAACCTCGCAACCGCAACCGCCGACCTACGCCGTCGCCTTGCCAACAAGGAGCGCACAACGGAAATTCAGCGATTGATAGACGAAACCAAAGCTACCGAAAAGAAGATCGCCGAACGTATAGCCGAACTCGAACGCCTCGAATTTGCGGCGGCGGCCTACACGAAAGCAGACATCGAAGCCGTCGAAGCGGCGATAAATTCGCGGTTCGACCTCGTGCGCTGGCGAATGTACGAACAGACCATCGAGGGCGCAGACGTCGAAACATGCGTCGCCACCATCGACGGCGTGCCGTTCAACTCGCTGAACAGCGCCGGGCAGGTACTCGCCGGGCTTGACATCATTCGCACGTTCTGCCGCTACTACGGCGCAACCGCACCCGTCTTCATCGACAATGCCGAAAGTATTTCGCAGACCGACTTTGCGCTCGATTCGCAGGTCATTCGCCTGCAAGTGGTCGAGGGGGCTGCGCTCGAACTTAAAACAGCGTAACGACATGGCACAGATCGTCAGCAACGAAAAAGGATTCAAGGTTATCCACGTCGAAACGCTCGACATGTGGGCCATCGGAAGCCCCACGAAATGCGACTACTGCACGGCGGATATGGCGACCCCTGACGGCGGCTATTACATCGCCGTACTGAATAAGATATACTGCCCGCAATGTTATAAACGCTGGCTTTCCGAGGCTCGCCGCCACCCGCAGGACGCCCCTATTGAAGACCGCAACTACAACACGTATCGTCAAATCTTTTATTTCAAATAACTATGGCACAGAATAGCAATCAGAACGGAGCGCAGACCGCCCCGGCGACGCAATCGAAAGCGATTGCCGCAATGAAAGATGAACTTGCGAACAGCGTCCTGCGACGCATCGAGGAGCTGCAAGCAAACGGCGGACTGGTCGTCCCGAAAGACTACGCCGTAACTAACCAAATGAACCTTGCATGGCTTCGTATCTCCGAAATGCTTTGGGAGGATTCCAACAAAGTACAACACCCGGTTTTGGAGGTCGTAACCAAAGCATCGGTGGCAAATTCGCTGCTCGACATGGTGCTACAAGGCATGGATATTCAGAAGAAGCAAGGGTATTTTATCCCGATCAAAAACAAGGCGTCGGGGCAGCTCGAACTGACGTTCTGGCGGTCGTATTTCGGCGACGAGAAACTGGCTCGTGCGCAAGGCATGAAGAAAGTTCGGTCGGTCGTCGTCTACGAGGGTGACGAATTCGAATACATGTATACGGAGGACGGCGAAACCAAAGTAACGAAACACGTTCCGAGCCTGTCGAGAATCGACAAAGACAAGATCGTCGCCGCTTACGCCGTAACGACTATGGCCGACGGATCGCACTCGACGACGATCAAGACGATGACCGAAATCCGGCAGTCGTGGATGCAAGGCGCGACGCGGGGCAACTCGCCTGCGCACCGAAATTTCACCAGCGAAATGGCCGGGCGAACGGTCGAGCGTTCCGCCATGAAGCACATCATCAACTCGTCGTCCGACGCATGGCTGTTGAGTGAAGACGAGAAAGAACGCCGCGTAACGAACGAAACGGCGGCCGCGCCCGCCGGGGCAAATATCGAAGAAGCAAAATTCGAGGAGGTTGCTCCGGCCGCAATCACAGCACAATCGGCCGTACCTGCCGAAACGATGCCGCCGATCCCTACGCCGACGCCCGTTCCACGCGAGGAGGTAACCGAAGAGGCGGCCCCTGCTGCCATTGAAGACGACCCGTTCAACGTGTAACCCGATGAAGCTGCACGTTATATCCTCGTCGTCGGCTGGTAACTGCTACGTTTTGGAGAGCGAAGCGTCTGCACTCGTTATCGAGTGCGGCGCATCGCCCGAAACGATGTTTGCCCGAACTGGTATCGACGCCCGAAAGTTCGTCGGTGCAGTAGTAACGCACGAGCACGGCGACCACGCGGCCCACATCGGCAAATACGCCGACCGGGCAATCGACGTCTACGCCTCGCAGGGAACGCTCGCGGCGTGCCATATCGACAAAGCGTACCGGGCGCACGCTTTGCGGCCGATGCAGTCCGTCACGGTCGGCGATTTCGTCGTCCGGGCGTTCGACGTGAAGCACGACGCGGCAGAGCCGTTCGGATATATCATCGAACACGAGGAATGCGGAAAAGTGCTATTTGCTACCGACACGCATTTTATCCGGTACAATTTCAAATCCCTACGGCTGAATCATATTCTGATCGAGGCGAATTACTCACAGGAGGAGTTGGACGATAATATCGCTCACGGAGCGATAAACCCGACGCAGGCTGCGCGCGTGCGAACGTCGCATCTATCAATCGACGCAGCGTGTGATATGGTCAAGGCGAACGAAACGGCGGAACTTTCGACGGTCGTTCTGTTGCACCTTTCGAACGCAAACAGTCTTGCCGATGCCTTTACCGCACAAATGCGCAAAACAGCCCGTTTCGCGCGTGTTTTCATTGCGGACAAGGGTTTAATCGTCGAACTGAATAAAAGCGAAATTTAACGGGTCAAATCAGCATCAATGGCAAACGAAACAAATACTGGTTGGGTGCGGTTGTATCGCAGCACGCTCGGATGGGAGTGGTTCGACGACCCGCTCATGCTGCAACTGTGGATCGTTTGTCTGCTCAAGGCGAACCACACGCCGACGAGATGTCAAGGTGCGGAGATCGAACGAGGGGCATTCGTTACGTCGGTCGACGGCCTATGCAAAGAAACCGGACAAACAGCTCGGCAAATTAGAACCCGTTTGGCGAAGCTGCAGGAATCCGGTGAGATTTCAGTACAAGCGACGAACCGAAAAAGCATTATAACAGTCTGTAAATTCAACATTT